GCGGGAGGCCGAGACTTGTTCTGCTGTTTCCTGCATAATCCGCCGAGTTTGGTCCGCTAAAACTGAACGACTCAAAAAATTCAATACTATCTCCAGCAACAATTCTTAAGTCTGATCCTGAATAAATTTCAGAAAATATATCATTATCAGTTGTTTTAAATGTTCCGAGGCTGAGGTTGGTGCGGGTGGCCGCTCGGGCGGTGGACGCAAAACCAACCGAGTTGGTGAAAGTGACATTGGTTGCCGCGACGATGTTGCCGTTCGTTGTGTTGTAGCCCAACGACTTGATGGTCTGCCCTGCGGCGGGCGCGGCGGCCAGGGCGGCGGCGGCGAGGAGAAGGATTGAGAGGCGGAGTTTCATTGGGCTTTTGAGTTTGCGGGAGTGTCAAGGGGTCTTGGTCGCGGAGAGGATGCCGTCTGGGTCGATGGAAATGATCCACTGGTTGGAGCTTGAATCCAAAAGGGCGAAGCTCGAGGAGCCGACCGGCACGGGCGCCGGGGAGGCCGAGGAGATGACGTCGGCCGACAGGGTAACGTCAGCCTGATATGTCTGCCGCTTGCCGCTTCCGGCTACCTCTACTTCGAGCTTGGCCGTGGTTGTGCCTGCGGCGACTAGTGCTGCAATTTCGCTGGTGGCAAAATTCACGTTGGCTGATAGGCCCACCGCGGAAGCAATGGTCGAACCGACAATGGACAGGTTTGCGTAATCTCGATTAGCGGAGCCGTTGCCATAGGTGACAACGTATTGGCTGCCTGCGGTTCCGGTTACGGTCAGCTGCGGTTGGTCGTTTTCGGTTAAGCCCGCTGCGACAAATGCCGATTGTACATCGGCTGGTGTGGCGTTGTAGGCAATTTGTCCAGTGGTGATGGCATCGAGATTGACGGTGCCGCCGCCGCTGGTTACTGAAGCCGCAAGGGCCGTGGTTGTTGATGCTGTAGAGGCAAGCGAGAAAGTGTCCTTGCTGTTGCGGATAACAAAATAGGCCGATCCGTTGGAAACTGAGGAGGCCGTGAGCGAAAAGGCGGTTAGGCTGACGCTTTGGCCGTTGTAAAGGCCGTGATCGGCGGCGGTGAAGACGTTGGCCGATACGCTGGAGACGGTCACGCTGCGGCTCGGCAGTTGCAGGGCAAAGCCACCCGAGACGGGTTTTGGCGACAGAGTGATTTGTTGCTGCTCGTTAGTCCCGCTGCCCCCGGTGACCAGGGAAGTAATGGTTGCGGTGACCGCACTGGCAATGGTCGACCAAGTCAGCTGTAGGGCGGCCGGCGTGGTCGTGCCAACCGCGAATTTTACAGTGTTAGAAGAATAATCGACGTAATCGTAAGCGGTAGCATTGGGACGCAAAAAGTAAAGCTCGATAGATTCAACGTCCTCCTCAAAAAAAACAGGCACAGATGCGGCCAAGTTGTTGTCGGGGCCGCCGACAAACTGCCGAGATTGAGTGTCGAGGTAGAATTTGCGCGCCTCCATTAGTGGCAAGGCGGTGTCAAAAGCTGGTCAAATCGCGACATCGGCGACCCTGCTGGCAAACATTTTGTATCTGACGGGGCTTCCGTTTTCGCAAAAGTCGAAGACCGTGCTTGGCTCTATTTGGTAGCCCTTATCGTCGCGGCGGACACGATATGGCGAGTTGTTGCCATCGGTCGGCTTGAGGTACACAAAAGAAAAATTGTGATCGAAGTCGTCCGCCCTAAAGCCAAAGGGTTGATCGCCGGCGGCCTGCTGCATTTGCAAGAAACTGCGCAAGGAGGTTTTTGTTTTTGCGCCAGGATACGGACGTCGAGGGGTGGCCAGTTTTGTGCCCTGCTTAGGGCTTGGACCGCTGTTGGTGCGCGGCCCCGCAGGCGGGCTAGGCGCGCCACTCGAGGGTGGCGCAAACAGATTTGCCCCTCTTGAGTCTTGACCAAGGGAAGACGGAGGTGGCGCTATTGGCTTCTCGTCGTTCTTCTTTTTAGGTTCTGCCTTTTCAGCTTCTGCCTTTTCAGGTTCTGCCCTTTCTTCGTCTTTGGCTTCTGGCTTGGGCTGTAACTCTTGGCCTTTATAAATTTCCTCCCAATTTTTGGGATCGAAGCCGCCAAGGTCTTTGTAGGCTTTTGTTAGGTTATCAAAGCCCATCTGCCGCAAGGCGACATCAAGAGAATAATAACCCGACTTTTTTAGCGTCGGGAAGTTAATCGCAAGGCGCCCCATTATGGCATCCAAGTCGCGGCGCGCTTTGCGCATCTCCCCGTCCCGCAGCGCGGGAAGCCCAGAAACTATTTGTGATGCTTTGTCTAGGTCGGCCCAAGTGGGTTTTGCAATAATAGCAAGGTTCCGACGGTTGTAATCGTCGGCCGCGGCTCTAAAGGCTTTTTCTCCGGCGTCAAGAAGCATAGCTATTGTTCACTAGCAACGAGGCTTGCGAAAAAACGATAGGAGACAGCTTTTCCATTTTCGCAAACAGGAAAAGTGCGGTTGCCTTCCAGTGTGTATCCACCGTCATCGCGCTTGATGATGTATGCTGAGTTGTTGCCGTCCGCTGGCTTTAAGTGGACCACTGAAAAATTGTGGTCAAGGTCGCTTGCGCGCAAGACGTAGGGCGGCTTCTTAACGGCTCCTTCGCCGCCCCCAGCGTCTAGCATTTCACTAAAGCGGCGAAGGTTCATTCGTAGACGAATTGCTTACTGATGGTGCGACGGACAAGTGTTGCTACCAAAAAGGTGTTGCTGGTTGTGGTCAGCACACGCGGTTGAGCCACCAGTCGGTTTTTGCCCCTGTCAAAATTGCCTTTGTCGTCGTTGAAAAAGAGAATGTCGCCGCCGCCGTTGCGATTGTAGATTTGTTGCACTCTGGGGAACGCAGTTTTTAGGGCAAAAAAAATATCAGTGAACACAACAGTCGTTGTGCTGATGGTTTCGGCAAGATAGTCAAACGACATAGTCCGCTGAGTTCCGTCATCAAGTGACTTGCTAAAACTTCTGGCCCCAATTTCATTGGAACTCTCGAAGATGGGCGGGTTCATTGCCCCAAGCGCGGTTAGAGACACCGTGGTAAGGCCGCCTCGTTTTTCAATGGAGCGTGCCGCAATAAACAGCAATTTTTTTTGAATATTGATGTCGCTGAGTGCTGGAAACAGGGCAGCGGAAAGCGGTTGCCCAATTTGCAATACCGAACTGAGTGGGGAGCTTAAAAGGAAAGACGCATTAACGGTGATCAGTCCGTCGTTGCCAAAGCTGGCGCTGCTATTGAGCGGCTTCGCTGCGGAAGGATAGCCTGATTTATAGCGAACGGTGGAGGGCATGGCAGTTAGGCAACGAGGATGGGTCGTTCTTGGATTTTCTCAAAAATTTGCTTGAGGGTGGCTTCGGTGGCTGGCTGGTCGCCAGCGCCGCCGCCACCACCACCGCCCCCACCCCCGCCCCCGCTGTCAGCCTGTTCTCTGGCCCGCTCGGTCTCGGTCTTGGCCTGTTCCTTGGCGAAGCGATCTAGGGCACTGCGCGTGCTTTCGCCTAGCTTGCGGTCAATACCCATGTTGTTCATGGCCTCTTTGGTGGTCATGCCGGCCTTTAGGGCCTCACGCTCAAAGTTGCGGGTGGCGTCGCCTGCGTTGCGGGCGCCGAAAAATTGCTCGCGGGTCTGCTTCGTAAGTTCGTTCATGGCGCGACCCTGCATTCGGTTCTCGTTGCGGATCTGGGCGCTAGCAGCCGAACGCAACATCCCGCCTTGCTCCAGCTGGGCAGCGCGTGGGGCGTAGCGGTCTTGCTCTCTTTGCAGGCGCATAAGCGCGGTGCGGGCATTGACGTCGCCGCCTTTGGAGATTTCTTGAAGGCGGTCAAGTGGTGACTTAGCCGCGGAAGATGACCGCCCGTTATTGCTTGAGCCGCCCCCGGTCGGGCCGCCTGGCACGACAATCGGGGGGCCGCTGGGGCCGGCGCCTTGAAACGGAAACTTCCGATTGTCAGGGTTAACTCCCATGTCTATCTCTCCCGTTTCGGGTGGGCCGCCGAACGGATTAAATCCACCACCGGCCAACATTTCTTCGCGGGCCGATGCCATGTTGTCTCCAAAAGTTTTGGCATCGAAGCCCGCAGCGCGAACGGCGGCAGCTAGTTTTTCCGCGGCCGCAGCGGTCTCTAGCGTGCGGTCCTTCATGTCGATCAACGGATCTTTCATGTTGGCTTGGTAAGCAGCTGCAAAATTCTCTGGCATGGCCTTGCCAACGTCGGAAAATTCAGATTTTAGGTTGTCGGCCTCGTAGTGCATAATATTGGTAATATCCTGCACGGCTTTTTTGGATTCGTTTTCTATTTCTCGTAAGCCGGTAGAAACGCCGGACATATCAATGCCATCAAGAATGCCCTGCAACTGCTCGCCCATGAAACTAAGCCCAGGCAAAAAGCTGTTGGCCATGCTATCGGCAATAGGCCGAAACAAATCTGGAATACTTCGAGCCGTTGCCTCCAGCGCAGACGCTATAGTGCTGCTCAAAATTACGGCAAGATTGGCGCCTAGCATGGTAAAGGCGCCGTTAATAAACGCCATGGTCGTAGAGTTTGGCGAAAACAGCTGCGCCAGAGCGTTGCCTATAGTTTGTAGCGCAGCCATGCCCGCGGCAACAATGTGATTGATGGCATTGAAAGCCGTGTCTCTAGCGGTAAGAAACATGAGGCTAAACCCATCTCCGATGTTTCCCGACGTGATGCCGTCTATGGCGGTCCGCACGTTTTGCAAGGCGGTGCCGAGCCCTAGGCTGGCGGTTATCCACCGCATGGTTGCTTCAATATACCCAGAGATGGCTTGCCCCAATCCGGCTGCGTCAATGTTGGCAATGCTGGTCGTAATTTCGGCCAAGGCCGGAGCCAGTTTTTCCAAAAGACCCGCGGCAAACTCGGTTGATTTCTCGCCTATCGCTCCTAAGTTGTCGCCGATTGTGTCGAAAGCCTGGCTGACTTTATTCATTACCTCCGGCGTGCTGCCGAGTTGCGCCTTGGCCACGTCCAATTCCGTGCCCATGGCGCGCAAAAGCGGGATAAGTTCTCCGCCGCTGCGGCCTAAAAGCTGCATGGCTAGGGCCGACCGATCTGAGTCGGTGCTGACGCGGGCCAGCGCATTGCCGACACCTTGAAGTTGCTCGGTCGGTGTCTTGCGTTTTAGTTCTTCTAGGTTAAGTCCGAGTTTGGAAAATGCTTCGGCTTGTTCCTTGCCGCCCTGCCCTGCCTCAACGATTGCTCGCTGGAGGCGGTTAATAGTCGGGCCGACCGAATCGGCTCCTGCGCCAGCGTTTTCAAATGCCCTACGCAGGATAAGCAAGTTTCCGGCCGACTCCCCGGTTCGCGCAGATAGGTCATTAAGTTGGCCGCCCAAGGCAATGGCCGCGCTAAAAGACTGAGCCGCGGCCCGCACGCCAACAAAGGCAGCGCCCACGGCGAGAACAGCGCCGGCCATCTTGGCAAAGTGGTTGGCCACCCCTGCGCTGGCCTTGCTGGCGATGTCCTGCATCGCCTTGGCTCCGCTGGAAAAGCCAACGGTATTAAGCGAGGCGTTAAATTTGATTGACTCTTCGGCCATTTGCTTGGCGGGCTAGTGTCAAGAAACCGAAGCTAGGCCAGGGTATCGGTCGAGAGTTTTTTTTATTTTGCCGCTTGCCTCGAGCTTGACCGCCCGACTGAAGTAATTGGCCCGAGCGTTGAGCGCCTTGCGAAAGGCGGTGCCGGCCTCAGCCCATCGGTTCATGTGGGTCAAGTTGTTGACGAAGCCGACTTCGTATTTGCTGCCGCTCCCTTTGCTGAAGACCTCAATTAAGTTCCGCATTTCGCCTTTTTTGTGGTGGGCCGCGTTACGAAGATAGGCCGGCGCCTTGACCGGGATGCCAAGCTGCTCGCCAATCTTGACGAACATGGAGGCGGCCAAGCCGCGGGCCTTTTGTTTGTTCTGCAAAGACTTGGCGCGTTGCTCTTGAATCTGACGCCAAAGCCATGCGGGGTAGGCCTTGGGCTGGTTGCTGCGGCTGAAGTAATAGACCAACTTGCCGCCCTTACCCGCCGACCGGCGCTCGGCGGCGCGTTGGCGCAGGCGGGAAATTTCCCCTGGCGTGTATTGCTTGCCGGTGCGAGACTCAGGGCCAGAGTAGTCAAAGCTGTATTGCGCCCCAGGGCGCTTCTGGTGGTTATTCTCAATAGTTTTGACCGTGGCTTTCTTGGTCATTCTGACCGCGCTGGTCAGGGCCGCGCCGAGCTCGTGCTTAATCACGGTTTCAAAATCCTTGCCGCTAATCCGCATGACGTCGCGCATGGCCGACTGGAAGCGGCGGGCGGCTTTTTCATCGGGGGCAACCTTGGACTGCATACTTAGCCACCTCCTGTCAGCGCATCAGCCAGCAAGGCGTCGATGTCCCTGCCGCCCTGCTCTCCGCTGTCGATCCAACGCGGGGTGCGGCCGCTGGTCAGTTCGTCCCAGACGATGAGTTGGTTGAGCGCGGCCAAGGGCAGATGCCACATGGCTTGCTCGAGGGTGATCCCGTATTTGCTGACCCGCGCGGCAAGGCAAAGCTGCCAAGCCGGGCGAGCCCTTAGACTTTTGGGCCGTCGCCCTCGGCGCCGCCGCCCACGCTTTGCGTGATGGTGGCGGCGACCCGCTCGATCTGCCCGGTGATCCAAGGCGTAAAGGCAAACAGGTCGGCCGGCGCGCGGTGATCCATCCACTCGTAAATGTCGCCGCGGAGGTCATCGATGGTGGCGATGCGGCGGCGGATGTCGCTGATCGGTAGGCTGTGGAGGTAGATGAACGAATGCACCGCGAAGGCGTAGTCGCCATCTTGCTCGCCCGTGACGAAGCTATTCTTCAGCCGAGACAGCAAGCTCCAGGTGGCGGCCGTGACGGGCCGCAGGGTGATGCCGTTGATTTGTTCTTCGCCGCCAAGGGCCGAGGCCTCGAGGAGCGCTTCTCTTTTTTCTGGGTCGATATCCATATCGACCCGTGGAAGGTGTCAATCAGCTAGGGAAGCCGCGCAGCTGGGCGCCGGTGGCGCTGTCGTAGATCGGGCCGAGGCCATCGCCCGGGTCGTAGGGCCAGTATTCAGAAGCCGTAATAGTGATAGTTCCGCTAATGCTAAAAGAGGTTCCCGGCGTTGAGGTTGATCCGTATAAGAATGGCGCTCCGATATCGCCAAGAGCATCGTTTATTTGCCAAGAAATACCTTGATCTTGAGGGTTATTGGGAGCCGATGCGCTACCAGAAAAGGTCACGCCGCTTTCATAACGCGCCAAACTATCTCCGCCTCTTATTAGGACCTCTACAAGGACGGGTATATAAAACTCCCTTTTCTTATCTATGGTCGGCTCAGCCGTGCTTATTCTTATCCTTTGCCCGACTTGCCCAATTCTTATTCGGGGAACTGTTGGATAGTTTGCCCATACCGTTGATAGCGCACCGATTGAAACCGCAACTCTGTGTGAGCCAGCTTCACTGTCTTCATATCCGGCAGATTGTTCTTGCCCATAAAACATTCCACAGTCGCACACTTTTTGATATTCTTTTTCAAGAGGTTCTGACAAATCATTAAAGATACGATTTGGAGCTATGAATGGGCCGATCTCTACGTTGTAGGATTCGTCATAGCTTGAGTCCTCAAGCACCGCTGTTCCAGTAACCGTAAAACTTTTAATACGCCAAAGCCAAAGCATTGCCCTACTAATACCCACTTCTGTATATAAAGAACCCTCAAGACTAGCGGGGTAAACAGTATATGTCTGGACCCCCAATTGGTCAGCCGTAAACACTTCTGCTGGTTGCGGGCATCGCAGTCGCCGTTGTAAAAACTCTAATTCTGTTCCGCCAAACGGTAAATTTGGCAGCGCAAACAGCCCTAAATGTCGCACAGTCGCCATGGCCTTTTATTCTCTGTCAAAGCAAACAGGGCGGAGCCGGAGCCCCGCCCTGCCACTACACACACCACACAAGGTCACATGACCATCTGCGCCACTTGGCGCTTGGTCTCGGAAGAAAGTTTTTCGTCGGCCAGCATGATGCCGCCGTTGGGCAGGTTGACCATGACTAGGCGGCGGCATTTGTTGTGGCCGAGGTCTAAGAGGATCTCGCGGTTGTAGAGGCCGGCGCGGGCGCCCGGGAGGTCGGGCAGTTCGCCGCGGAGTTCCTCGCACGCTTCTTGGCCGTCAAGGATAGCCTGGACGATGCGAGCGGTCGGCACGCCGTTGGCGCCGTCAAGCTCGAACCAGTAGTGCCAAGTCTCGCGGCCTTTTTGAACAACGCGGGAGATCGGGTCTTGCTGCCTTGGTTTGGCCCCCACCGTGCAAAGGGTGGCGGCAACTTTCGTATCTGTCGTGGCGTAGTATCCGGCTTGCATGATCTCTGCTCTCTAAGCGCCCATTGGGCGCGCTGACTTAGAAGCCGTGGTTGCTCGCGCCGATCGTGACTTGCTGGAAGTCGTTCGGTGCGCGATTCAGGGCCACGGAATCTACAAAGAAGGTGCCGGTGACGCCGCCAAGGCTGGCGGTGGCGTTGGCCAAAGTGATCGAGGCGCCGATATTCGGCGTGGTCGACTTGAGGTAGCCGCTCATGTTGGCGACAGACTTTTTGCCGTGGTAGGCAACGGCCACATGATCGCCGTCCTCGTCGACCACGACGGTCTTGTCCGAGTCGGAGGTCTGCGAGAAGGAAGTGAACACGGCAACGGTCTCGGCCGAGCCGCCAAAGGTGATTGAGCTGAGTCCAACAATTGTAGCTGCCATGATAACCATGGCCGCTTGTCAACTTGGCGGCGCGTCGGGACGCCGCGCCCTACCGGCGGTAGAGGCCGGTCTTGCGGCCGTGCTTCTGCTCGTAGCCTTCGTAGGCCGCGCCCTCAATGGACATGGCAACGGCTTTATCGGCCAGGCATTCGGGCCAATTGGCGAGCCGAATCATGCCGTCAAGCGGTTGGGTAGGCTTCGTTGGCCCAACAGCGGATGTTGAGGCTTCGTCGGAAACTTCGGGTTTCGTTTTCATAAGATACGGGGTCAAACTCCACGGCCCACACCTTGACGATGTCTTCGGCGTTGAGGTCGGTGACGAACTGGTCGGCGTCGGCTAGGTCGCACAGGGTCTTCCAGAGGGACTTAAAGCCGGCGGCCCCGTCATCGTCATCGTCGGGGTCAGGGACAAAGCGTTCGTCTCGTTCCGCCTGGGGCGTGAGGTCGGCGGGCGTGACCAAGGAGATAGTCAGGCGGCAGTTCCAGGTCTGCATCCCGCGCACCACCTCCTCGAGCTTCTCGGCGCGCACCGTGATCTGCGGCAGGGTGTCTTCGTCGCTCTCGTCGGCGCTGAC